GCTAATTCGGTGATGGTGTCCAAAACCGAAGGAGGGATACCGCCGAGCAGGTCAGCTTTAGTCTGGTTAATTTTAGCGTCCAGAGCAGCTTCGGCAGCAGTAGCGCGTGTGATCTCAGCAGACAGGTTAGAAGCGATGGTGCCTTCAGCAGACTGGGCACGGGTTGCCTCAGCAGCAACAGATGCTTGAACAGCGGCCAACTCAGTAGCAGCAGACTCAGCGTCCTTGATGGTACGAACAACAACAGCGCCAGAGCTGTTCAAAGAAGAATAGCGAACTACTTTGTCAGTAGAGTTGAACCATACACGACCAGCAGCAACGGGGCTGGGGTCAGCAGATAAGATTTCGAGGTTGAGGTTTTCTACATAGGCATTAGCCGCAAGGGTAATACCGTGAAATACTGGGAAATTAGCCATGAGTCACTCCAAAATTAGGGAATTAGTTTTACAAGTTTTCTTTACTCGACACGACTCACGCAGACGGAATCTTACTTCAGAAAGCGACGAAGAACAAGAAGTTCTTGATCAACTCTCAAAGCATCAGACCCTGCGTGTTTGACTCGCCATTCGGTCTCACAGACCTCACTGCTAAAGTAAAATTTTTCGTCACGATAGGTTTGAAGCACCGCGCCATGAGCTTTCATGTACGCAGCCAAGTGAATATCACGTTTCAAAACAACAATGTCATAGGTCATAAGGAGAACACTACGTTTACCGAGCCAGCAGTAGGCTCGGTCATGTAAACAACAAATTGGTTGGGGCTAATCACTTTAATTCCAGCAAAAAATTGTTGGTAAGAGGAATCAAATAAACTAGCAACAAAGTTATACGTCCCTAGGTTGTGCGTCACAGTCCAGCTTAATTCAGGGGTGTTGAATGTATAAACACGACCAACTGAAGTTAAACCTGCTGATGTAGCTCCCGTCCCGTAAACTTTGCCGTATGGACGTGCAAAGTAAGTGGCCATTTAGATACCTGCCTGTAACACCTTTAGAATAACGGAGCCAGATGTATATTCCGTGACACGAACACGCACTCCAGAAACTGGGTACGCATAATATCCATCTGCATTAGTTGTTTGATCTACAATAAATGGGAACCAAACAATATCAGCAGGATTGTGGGCAGTCCACAAATCATGATAAGTATGTTCAACGGTGTATTTTAAAGTAGCTCCAGGGCTTAACATTACGGCAACTGACACGTTTACAGGCGTTAAGTTAATATCCACACCCACCACATCAGTTGTTCCAAGACCCGTAACCTCGGTCTGAACTTGTCTCGACATTAGAACGTCCCTCCAGAAATACCGCCAGTAGCGGTCACAGTTGTAAAGCTACCTGCGGCTGCGGTAGTGCCTCCAATGACGGTTCCATCAACCGTTCCACCAGTGATTGTTACGCTGCTTGCGTTTTGGGTTGACATAGTGCCAAGCCCAGAAATATCTGTATTTGGAATAGTGGCTGAAGCCGTCAGGGCAGATGTTCCCGAACCTTTGACGTATCCCGTAAGGGTGGCTGCACCAGTTCCGCCATTGGCTACAGGCAAAGTGCCCGATGTTATTTGAGACGCCGCAATAGCAATCGCCACGCTAGATGCGCTTGTGATTTGACCCTGAGCATTAACAATGACTTGAGGTACAGAGCTTGCACTGCCGTAGGTGTTCGCAGTAACGCCTGTGTTGCCAATGTTAAATGTGTAAGAGGGGGACTCTGTTAAACCAGTTCCAGCGGAGTAGGTAATTGGCGCACCAAATTGCTGGAATACTATGGATGTAATTCCAACGGTGATAGGAAGGAGTGTCTGCTGAACCCAAGACGTATTGGCGTTAGCAGTTCCTGCGGTAATGAGGAAGAAGTCACCAGCGTTAATTTGGTTGACTCCAGTGCCAGCCGTATCAAAGTCTGTTGCCCTTGTAAGAATGTAAGGAGTTCCAGCAGTTCCAACTTGTGTAACAACGTACACGCCATTGTTGGCTCCAGCAGCTTCATTCTTAACCAATATGCGATTACCAGCCACAGTTAGCGTACTGTCTACGCTAAGAGCGCCATTAGCATTCGCAGTTAAAGTTGCACCAACACCAAATGCGCCATTGTTGTAAGTGTTTGCCGGAAGTGCGGCAGTAGTTGCAAGGCGACAGGCTTCGTGGAAGCTCAATCCACCAGCAAGTGCATCGGCGTAAGTTTTGTTAACAATATCATTACCGCCAGATGGCGCGGTGGTAATTGTTCCAGTAGTCAGCGCTACAGAACCTAATGTTCCAGATGTGGCGTTAACCGTAGTAAACGTACCAGCCGCGGGAGTAATTGCGCCTATGGTGGTTCCGTTAATTGCCCCGCCAGAGATGGCCACAAAGCTTGCGCTCTGAGTAGACATTGTTCCTAAACCCGTAATGTCGGTGTTAGGAATGGTTGCGGAGGCGGTTAGAGCAGAAGTTCCTGTTCCCTTGACGTATCCAGTTAACGTAGCAGCGCCTGTACCACCAGAAGCCACAGCAATTGGGGCAGACAACCCGCTAATGGTTCCGCCTGTAATTGCTACAGCATTTGCATTCTGTGTGGACATTGTGCCCAAGCCAGTAATGTCTGTGTTTGGAATGGTTGCAACACCAGTAAAGGCAGATGTTCCATTACCTTTTAAGTAACCGCTTAAAGTGTTAGCGCCAGTTCCACCGTTAGCAACAACTAACGTACCACCCAACGATACAACACCGTTTGTAGGAAGTGCTGGGGTTAGTCCAGTAGTTCCGCCATCAAATGTGGTTACGCCATTGCCTTGAGCAAAAGCAAGCCAGCTTCCCGCGGTATAACCCTCAAACACCCCGCTTGTGGTGTTGTATCGCATTTGACCAGTAACGCCAACAGGCTGTTGTGCAACGGTTCCTTTGGGGATGGTCATGCCACCCGTGCCAGGTATTGTAGGATCGCTCACAATAGAAATTACAGGGCTATTAGAGCCATCGCCATTTGCCACGTTTATTTGGTTAGCAGTTCCCAAGATCTGACGACCAGCAATAGTGGTTCCACCGACAATTGCTAGCATTCCAGTACCAGAAGCAGCCGCTACTGCTGCGGCAACACCCGTGAGCTGGAAAGTGGGATTACCTGAGACTCCATCACCATTTGTGACGCTTAAGCCCAAACCAGAGGTAGATAGTGTCCTTGAGGCTACGGTAGTGCCAGAAGTCTTGGCAATCATGCCCGTAGAAGCGGATTCTAGGCTCCCAGAGGCCCCGCTGAGGCTCAGACGTAGGTAAGACTGTGCACCACCGTCCGTGATCGCTAAACCCGTATCGGTGGACAAATAACGACTATTAGGAAGGCTTGGCTCTTGATTCTTGGTCAAGAAGGTCTGAGTTTGGCTAGGCGAGGCAGCAATAGCGCCCGTAGTGGTTTGTACGGTTACGCCATTTTGTACAACGGGCACAAGCTCGGTGCCTGTAATAGCACCCGCTGCTGGCAGTTGAGAGATTTGTACGTTTGCCATGATTACGGACTCACATTCAGGTTATCAAGGTTCCCGTTATTTTCGGGCGTCTGTGTATTTTGCTCAGGTGATATTACATAATCGCCATATCCACCAGTCGTCAAAGAATTGTCTTGTACAGCCACGCTTTCATCAGGTCGTGGAAATCTTAGATTAATTCTTTCCGTTTTTCTAGCCGCTAAACGGTACGGATCAAAGTTATCTTTACAGCCCTCATCACAGACACGCAGACCGGGGAAGTTTGGGTCTGATTGTAATGACACAAATGCTCTTTTCATGCGGCATCTATCGCAAATTGCGATTGCAACCGATGTAAGACCAGAAGTGTCAAGAAATGTAGGCATTACCGTGTGTAAACAGACACGTTAGGGGCAAAGTAGATGGGCGACTTATCGCGCTCTTCTTGTTGTGCCTCAAACAGATACTTATCAGCCATTTTTTCAAGATATTGGATGCGCCCAGCATCAACTTGGGGCAATTCCATGCTCATTCTGTGTGCCAACATCATCTGAACAGCTTCATACCACCTTTGAGGGATCTCTAGCTCACCAGAAAGCGCTCCAACGTCCATAATTTGACGCTGATACCAGACTGTCATCTGAATAAATGGGTCACTAGGCGTTGGCCATAGGTAAACAGTAGGCTGTGGGATGGTTCTATCAAACCAAAACTGAAACGGCTGGTTTGCTGTGAAGTTTTTATTGGGCAAATTGGTGTAATCATCACGATTTAAGCGTGACATTTGGATTTCACGGCTGTTATTGCCCACAAACCACTCGCGCAGAGCCAATGTTGTGTTGTTGTAAGCACGGATTCGGTAGTACATGACCGATTGGCCTGGGTCAATGTCAGTCCACACCCATTGATTGTCAGTAACAACTATGCTTCCGAGGTTGTTTAGGGTGTTCCATGTAACGCCATCAACGGAATACTCTAGCGTGATCGACCAAGTAGCCGATCCACCCCCAGCAACATAGGGTAAAAAGCCAATAGAGCCAGCGTATATGGGATTATTGGTGCCGTAATTAACAGATATGTTGCCATTGGCGCTTGTTTGTTGACAAACTGTATCAATGTCGGAGTCGTAAACATTTGCAATTACTCCACCAGCAGAGGTTGTGTATGACCCAGAAGGTCGGTTCATGGAGCGATACAGCACGTTCAGAACGTCTATGCAACCCACAGGCATGGTGTAGATGTATTGGTCAGCCTTTAGACCAAACACTTTTTTATTGATTGCCCAGTAGTTGATGCCTTGATTGGCAAGATGCGACAGCAAGAAATATAAAGACTGGCGAGCAGATACGATTTGCTCTGAAGTAAGCTCTTCGGCCAATTTGCCGCATCGACGCGCACCATGATCAATCAGATCTTGGACGCTGATAACGGTCTCTCCAACTGTGCCTGAATAAGCCATTCGTTACCTCACCATCCTGGGCAGTTCCAACGCTTCAGGGATGCTTTTGCCCTTGGAGCGTCACCTTTTGAATGCTCTACAACACCTGACATGCGGGCGCAGAACGAGTCCTTTCGGGCACCGCCTTGTGGTTGCGGAGCTTTTAAATTACTTCCTGTCTCACGATTGTACTTAGCCCTACCCTTGGCGGTCAATCCAGCGCCTTTGTCTACAGACAGCTTTTCTCCGCGGCCAACCGCTAGGCTTGGGCCACCCTCTTTAAACTTCTTGCCTTTATCGGCGGCGGCAAAGTCTTTACCCACCTTAGTAGGAATCCCAACTTTCTTTGCAAAGCTTGGGTTGTGCGCTACGGCTTCCATGAGCCTGTGTTGGGATGCTGATTTGCTAGGCATG